AGTTTGAACCGTCCTTTTTTTGCAGTTTCAAACTACCGTTTTCATCAAGGATAAAGGATGCGTTGCTATCTTGAAGTTCTTTTTCTAAAATATTTCTTATTGAAATTGCTCTTACGTCTGAAGGCAATTCATCGTATATCGTTTTAACTGAGCCTGTTTTATTGTTTAAATTAAGTTCCGTTTTAAACTGATTCATTTCACCTTTGGACTTATCATTGTCGGCTTTACGTCCTTCTTTTTCAACTCTTAATTTTTCATTAAGATCATTTATTTGCTGATTCAAAGCAGCCTCATTATCGGAAGGTTTTTTAGTTGCCTTACTTGCCCCTTCAATGACCTCTTTTAACTTAGTCCCCAAAAGAGCAATCCTTTTTGTAGAACTCCTTTCTTTAGAAACCTCGTCAATAACACTCTTATCCAAACCTGATGCTGCGTAAAAATCATCTAATGACCTATCCACATTCGCCATGATCTCAGCGAAGTAGTGTGTCTTTATTTCCGGATGGTTATTTTTTGCATCCACAACAGAAAGTAAACTTTTGTTTATTGCACTCTCTAAATCCTTAGATAATTCAACATTATCCAAAGCCTGATTAGAAAGTATTTCAGTAAGTCCGGCATCTTTAGGATCAATTCCGGCTTTTTCTGCTAAAGAGAATAAAAACGAATGAAGTTTTACTTTTGCCATTTATCTGGGTTTAGGTCTTGGACGTGATGGTTTAGGTCTGCCGCAACACATAATCAATTATTTTCGTTTTCTTCTGTTATTTTCTTCGGTCTGCCGCCCTTATTTTTTGTCATTCCTTTTAACTTCTCGATCTGTTCAGGTGTAAATTGTCCGGTTTCTTTTAAGTCAGTCTTTTCAACCAAATCACCTTCTTCAATGGTAATTTTTGCCCTAAGATGGTCAGGTTTTTTAGCCTGATTGCTCTCAATACTTCTCTTTGCTGAAAAAGGTAAATAAACAGTTTTGATTACTACGTTTTTATTATCATCGTAAAGCAAATGAATACCATCAATGGTTTGTGGAATTTCAACCCTGAGATGCTTTTTAGATAAAAGAAGTGACATATTTTTTACCAAATATAAGAATTTCTAATTAACATAATAAAAATTATCTTATACATTATGTTAAGTACATGGCCAAAATAAACCCCAAAACTTATTGGCGGGACAAGGAATGCGTTTTCGTTATAATTGTTTTGATGTTAAATGTCAGGCCAACGCACAAAGTTCTTTAAAATAAAAAAGCTACTTCACGCATATTGAAATAGCTTTTAATTGGAGCAATCATACATCGGTTGCTCAACCTTTGAGTCAGTTGATGTATAACTGGCTAATAGCTCATAACACTTTTAAACTTTCGCAGTATGAAGTGCAAAATGGAGTTTACAATGTCAGTAAGGTTCTTAATCTACCTGATTATTTTACTCCAAATCATCTTGAGACTATTCTAAGGTCGAAAGCGGCACACCCAAATTGAGTGGCCGCTTTTTTATTTTAAAGAACTTCCCTAAATTTATTTTGTATAAAAAACTTACAAAATAAATGCTGCGATTTAACATAAAACAGCCTTATAAGAAAACGCATGAATTTAATATTTTAAGAGTGTCCCGCCATTAGGATTTTTCTGCGTCATAAATATTTATCTTTGATATATTGTATTCCTTGAAAAATCCTAAACTAAGTTATGGGGTTTATTTGGAATTGTGAAATCTTTTATAAGCCGCCGTAGCCTTAACCCTGTCCTGAATATCTTTAGGAACTAACCGTTTTTATACCGTTCAAATCTTTTTATCCTGCCAATTAACCCGTAGTCAACCCCGAAAATTTCACCTAATTGTCTTGTCGTTAATTCGCTTTTCCTGATTGCCAAAACTTGACAGTTAGTTAATTTGGCCTTCGGATTATTTTCATTTGAATTATGGAAAGCATTTCTTTTGGTTGTTCCTATTGCCCATGAATGTTCAATATTTTCTTTCGGCGTACACCATTCAATATTTGTGTAATGATTATTTAATGTGTTACCGTCTTTATGATTAACGTGCTTTTTATTCTCTGGATTTTTAACCCAAGTCAAAGCGACCAATCTATGAACAAGCCATTTATCATTTCCTAATGCAGTTCTCTTATACCCCTTGCCCATTTTGCCAATATTAAACCTTAACCATCTATTACTTTTATCACTCCAAACTGCACCACCTTCTGTTATAAAATAATCTGGATAATCAGGAATTTGCTTAACTCTGTTTCCATCTCTTGTAAGCTGCTGTTGCATATACTCTTTCTTTTACTTCCGAAGGTACTAATCTTTCTATTAACGGGAACGCCTGATGACCGCAATTATATCCTCCCCGTCTAACAAAGAAATTTTCTGCATTTGTGTCCGGTATCATTCCGTTTGGAAGTCCTGTCTTTTCATAAATAGGAACTGGCTTTTGTCCTTCCTCACTTGAATAATAAAGGTCTTTGGCTTCTAACAAATCGGGAACTTCTGAAATGTGGAAAAACTTTCTGTCCGTCATAGCATCGCAGAAGGGACGGGTCGTTAAAATATCTTTCCCCTGATACCTGAACCACTCATAACCCAAATCGCCTGATATCGTGTTCATGTACTGAGCCGAATATTGATTAACCGAATCTGTGGCTATTTGTTTAACGTATCTTTCAAGAACTCCAGGCGTTTCGGTTGTTAAAATATACTCCCGTAGCTGATTGGCTAAGTCAGAATATTTAACTCCTGTTGTAACGTTTTGTTTTAATAGTTCAGCAATCTTATCGGAAACATTTACCCCTATTCCGGCTTCAGTTAAACGGTTAATGGTGTCCTCAATAGTTTGGGATTTTATTTCCTTTACAATAGCAGGAGGTTTAAAGTTCTTTTCAGCTTCAGCAAAGTAAGCGTTTTGGAAAGTGGAAACATCGGTAAAAACCTTTAGAAACTCTTTTACTTCACTCTTGTAATTATCAGTTAAGATAATTTTCTTTAAACGGTTTTTAATAGTGTTAAGCAGTCGAATGTTCTTGACCGTATTCGTGATCCTTTTATCCCTTGTGTCAAACTTTTTTATTTGGTCTAAAACATCGGCAAGTATTTCTTTTTGAATCTTAGGAATAGAATCATTGAAGCCATTTATAGCATCGTCAATAGTTTTTATTAGTTCATTATAATCCGGCATTAGCTAACTCTTGCTCTTTTGTAAGTTGTCCTTTCATTGTAGCCTTCTCGGTTACTTCAGCAACGTAAGTTAAAAGAATTTCCTTTTGTTGTTTAGTATCTAAAACTAAGAAATTCGGATTCTCGCTTATAGCCCTTTCCACAAATGAATTTATATTACAAGAAAGAATGTAATCTTCTTGAGTGATACCGTTATTTGTAAGCCTCATTGCTTTGTCATCTTCGGAAACATTCGCCAAAGGATCAAGAGTTAAAACCGCAGAAAGTTTTTGTTGAATCTCTTGTTTTCCCGCAAACTTTTTATTTGCGTACTCAATTTCCATTTCATTGATAATAGCCGGATTTAATTTATTAGTTTTTGCGTTCTGAAGTTCTTCCTCATCCAACTTGATAGAAAACAAATCGAAATTTTCAGGAACAGTTATCTCCGGTTGCATTTCTTCAATCTCAGTTTCTGAGTGCTGAACCCCGAATCTTAAAATAGAAACATTGTAAGAAATTTGCTCCATTGAATTAACTAAATCCTCGGCGACTGAGTGAACGAAATTACTCGCCTCGTCCCTGTCCACTCCTTTCGCTAATCCTGATTCAACTAAAGGAACATCGGAAAGGAATTGCATATTTATCGCAGCCAGAGCATTGTAAATATGTTTTTCAACCCTCTTATCCTGAAGTTCTACAATCTCAACAGGCTTTTCCACATAACCAACCGGAGGAATTGCCATCTGTTGACCTATATCAGCCGGTTTAACCAAGACTTTAGAATAAGGGCTTACAACATACCCTGCCACACAATTAGGATTATTACACGAACTAAAACCGCTTGATTCGTTTTGGTTTGTGATCTTACCCGTACCGTGACAAGTGTTACATTCAGCCGTTGCCATTTCCCAACGTTCAGGAAAGATGTTCATAATAACCGCAGCTTGTAAATCTGAATACTCCCTAACTGCTTCGTCTAACTCTGGAAGCATACCAGCTATTTTACTTTCGTATAAAAGTTCACCGTCCAAAGATTTAATCAAAACTCCTCCCAATTTCCAAGCCGGTAAATAACCAATTTCATGGTCAATATCAGAAACTAACTTAAATTCCCTTTTAACGTTAATCTGATCGTATTTTAAATACTGAGTAGTTGTTAAGATATAATAAGAATCTCCGTCGTGTTCATTGCCCCTATCGTCTTTGAACGTTGTTCCCAAAGGATTTTTAAGTACAACGTAATCTTCTGACTTAAAAAATACTACTAAGCAGGAATTAAATATCTCCGCAATCGGTTCTTTAAATTCTGTTTCTTCTTTTGCCTCACCTGGAAAAACTGCACAAACCGCATTAGGGTCTATTAAGTATTCACGAAGCCAAACGTCAAACATATACTTCTCTAAACTTTCAAACTTAGGATAGTAAGCAGTTAAGTAATCTTCTAAAGTCTCACCTTCGGGTATTTTAAAACTTGTTTCATTGAATTTAACTGACCAATCAGAACTCCTACGGATTTTTTGAAGTGAAGAAAATACTTTATTAAAAGATGGTTTTGTTTTTGGTTGCCAAATAGTTTTCCTGTAATTAAATACTTCTGTACTCTCATTAGGTCTTGCCTGAGAAATAATTTTATCGGGGAATATCCCGTCCGCATGAATACGGAAATCGGTTTCAAATTCCTTAGACTTAACTCCTATCTCTGACTTGTAAGAAGGGTCAAAGTAGTAAGCAAGTTCTTCAGGAGTAAAAATTATTTTAGGCATTTTACATTATTTTTCTTTCTTCAATTACTCTTTTTTTTGGCTGTAAGGTAAATAAAAATTGCAGCCCTAATTTATAACAAGCCGCCCCTGCGAGGCGATTATATAACTTAACACAATAAGCCGTTACCGAATTTCCTCCCGTACTCATTAACCAAAACTTCTCGTAAAGACCTGAATCTTTTTTGCTTTCGTTCTTGTGTATTCTGTCCCAGAAACATGGTTGCCATTTATACGAGTGCGGAACTATCCCATAAATAGAACAAGCAATATTTAAAGGAAGTTCATCAGGCATCACACCTCCAAATTTCATAAACTCTATTTTAGGATCGTGGAAAATCTCTTTAGCCTTGTCGAACATTTCAATTATCCTTTCTGTCTTTTTAAACCACATTACTTCAGACCTGAATTGATAAAGTTTACCCGTAAGGTTATAAGCGTTTTTTTGTTCGTCAATATTTGCCCACATGAAATAGTCTGTTCTTAGTTCGTTGTGACCTGTGGCAAAATCAATATAACCTTCACTTATCGCTGAAAAATCTACATCTTCCAACTCTTTAAATAAAGCCGAAGGGTCTCTTTTTTGAAACCAAAGGTTATCGGCATCTATCATAAGCGTATTGTCATACGGAGTATAGTCAATCGCCAAGAGCTTTGTTCCGACTCCCATATCATTCTCTTTGATTTCAATAACAGTATCGAATATTTCTTGCTGATAAGATGAGAGGTGAGCAAGTCCTCTTCCTGAATGCAAAATGCAAACAGGACATTCTTTATTTGCAGCTTTAATAGAGGCAGCAAGGTTATATGCCATTCTACCATAATATGGGTGTTTGGTTGCTATGATTAATATTCCTGTCATGGTATTGATACTCTTACATAATTATAAAGTGAAACATCAGCAGGTAAAACATAAGTCGCATTGTTCGCTAAAACCTGTTCTGTTATTAAAGTCGCTGGCATTGATTGAAGGAATCTAAATTTCAACGTCGAACCGGATTCATTTTTCCAAACTGAGTTAGGGAATATTTCCATGTTTCCATTTACTCCGGTTGCGAAATTCCAATTCACACCATCCACATCAACCTGAACCGCCCCTCCTGTTTCGTTTACTAAGAAAATATTTTTAGTTTCTTCGCAAGTTGTTGTTATCTCATCTTCTACCCATGCGCTAAAATCCCCTATTGAATCATCACAAACTGACCTTACTCTGAATTTATAAGTTGTGTCACAATCCAGAGAATTTATGTTTACAAATAAATCCGTCGTACTGCCGAAACTTATTACCGTGTCCCCTGCTTCATTTAATAATTGCCAGTAGTAACCGTCCGTAGGCGCACCACCTGAAGGTTCAATCCAGTCAGCGTGAATCTCAGCCGGATTATCTGAAGGATCAACCGCATTCGTTGCAACACTTAATGGAGCTTCACACAAAGGAGTATTACTTCCTTCTACTGTTCCGTAAACGTCTGCCGTAGCCTCCTGTCCATTACCACAAACAATCTTATAAGTAAATAATAATTTATCAGGAGCAGAATCTAAAGGGGTTTTAAGCGTTAAAGTAACAACTCCAAGTTGTGTGATATCAATCGTGTCCACATAATCAGTATCGAAACTTTCAATCGAGAAAACAGGACTATCACAACAAATATTATCATTCTCAGCTACGTTAATTGAATATTCTGTTCCTTCATCAAGTGTATCTTCAAAAGTATCATTTTCTAAAGTTAAATTACCCGCAGGTTCGCATATATCACATTTATTAGAACGGGCAACAAACTCTTCCTCAAATGCTTTAAAGTTACCCGGAGCAACAGGGTAATCTAAAAACTCCTGCCATGCAATATCATAAGCTCCTGACATTCTTATTGAACCAACAAAATTTTCCCCTTCAACGTTTACTTCGTCATGCCTCAGTGCAATGGTTAGTCTTTCGTGTAACTTATAAGGCATATAATCTGTCCGTCCGTCCATTACTTTACTCACGATTGACTTTAATACAACCCTTCGCCCGTTACCTTTTAGATAAATATCTTCCTCAGCCGGGTATTGCGGCTTGCTCAAATAGAATGGAAGTCTTACCCGATTTAACATATTTTATTTTTTGTTCCCATCATTTGTAATTTTTATTTTTATAATTATGTAAGTGCAACCGATTTAAAACTGCCACCATCATTTACCCAAAGTTTAATTGCACCGCCGCTTGTGTTTTTATAAACCCCATAAAAACCATCTGGGATATCTGTTTCATCAGGGTCTCCGTTCTTTTCTGCGAATGTTGCTATAACCTTATCTGCAAAAACATGAAGCTCTGACTGATTAACTAAATCATACGCACTCATTTCTGATTGTGGAACATTATTTTGAACTATGTTAATTGATTGTGCGCCATAATCCCCTTGATTACCTGCGAATGCGCCCAAAAAAGTATTCGGGTCTATTTCTGCGGTTAGTTGAAAATCAGCAGCCGTTCCGTAAGTATTACTTATTACCTCAGAAACAAGACTCCAAATCCAAGCTCTTAAAACAGCAGATTTATCCCCATCGCTTCTATGTATTGCATCGGAAACAGATAACTCCCATCCGTTATTATTAGATTCAAAACAACCACCGTTTAAATGAGATGCATCAAAATCTCCTGTTCTAAAACCAACAAACCCTTCTGTAATAGATAGCAATTCTTCTAATGAAGCATCTGCGGTATTGGTAATTTGAGTTACGTCATCTGTTAAATCTAAAGGCAAATATGATGAACCTCCGGGAGAACCCCCGTTTTCTGAAATCCACCTTCTTATTGTTTCTTCATCAACGTTTCTTGCTCCCATTATTTTAAATTTTAAGATATTTTAATAAATCCAGTCGCTGCACCACCCAAATCTGCAATTATCGCAGTAGGAGGGTAGGCATCGAACCCGGCTTGAATAAATGGTTTAACATACTGCGATCCGTCCCAAATCCAAATCTCAACCGTAGGAACTTGACCGTATTTTTCTGCCATTGAAACTGTATAAGGGATATTTAAAGTCAAAGCATCTGTGAACTCAATTATTGTAGGATCGGCACAAATTTCTGCTTCCTCATCTTCTACGCCTCCGTCACAATAATTAAATCCGAAAATGTTTTGCTCTGAACCATATTCTAAAAGAGAAGTAAAACAATCCTGTCCTATTCTTTGAAAACAATTTGAACAAGCTGCTACATCTCCGGCATCCATGTGGACAACTACTTTAACTTTAAAACAATCTTCTAAGGCATACTCAGCATCGAATCCTGGAAAACCGTGAGGCCACTTATATAAAACCTGAGTAGGTGAAATTCTTACCCTTTGAGCATAAAGCGCAGCATCGGAAAAATTAACATCAAAATCGTCACCACAATCCCTCACAAGTCCAACCTCTATTTTATCCACAGGATTACTAAGTAAACAAAGTTCATCGGCTTCTTCTTCTGTTCCTTGTAAAATGAACATAAAAGCTACATCGTCATAAGCGTACACAGGAAGACAGAATTGAACGTTTGGAAAATTACAAGTATCGTAAGTTTCGGGGACGTATCCATAAGCAGCCGTAGCAAGCTGAACAAACGAGAAGCGAGGACTTCTAATGTCAATCATACTTATTTCTCAATTCAAAACTTGCTTTACCATCATTCGGTTTATAAATTATCTTCTGGATAAATCCTGATCCGTCACAATGATTTATAAAACCGTATGGATTAGCCTTAATCCTTTTGAAGTCGGAAAGGCTCATTGGATATTCAAAAATAATACTTTCGGGACGTATTATTGGTATCACGTCTTCAACTCTTGAATAAATGTCTTCAGTTATTTCGTCGCTTTCACTTATTTCCTGATTTTCCGGCGTACAATCGTCAAGACTTAAATAACCTTCAGCTAACAAATTTCCATCGCCTGAACTAAGAACTATTTTACTATCAAGCCCTGTGTAATCTCTATAAGCACCCATGAATAATTTAGCTAACCGCATCATGTTTCTTATAGGGCTTATTCTAAAATTAACCACAGTATCAGGATCGAACATATTCGCTGAACTCGTTATTCCGCCCTGTTCAACTCTGTAACCACCGTAAACGTAAGGATAAGTGTATCCGTAAACATCTTGCTCAAGACAAAGAATAAAAGTTTCATTGTCATATTTAGTGTCGGCGGCTCCGGTATCTGCAAACGACTGTAACCTCGTAAGCTCAATAGCGTAGCCTCCGGCAATAAATTTGCACCTATAATCTAAAGTGCCTTTTGCATTCTTAATTGTTAATCTGTATTCTCTTTTAGAATTAAACTCATCAAGTCCGTTAATGTTCTCAACTTCCCATTTTTCATAACCGCCTAAAATGATTCCAGGTATTTCTTCAGGAACAACTGACTTGGTTTGTACGTCTAAATCTGAGCAATCCATTAAAAGTTCGTCTTGATAAAAATGGTCAACCTTTTCAACCCTTAAAAGTTCGTCAGTCCCTTCCCTTTCCAATCCAAACCCGATATTATGTATCGCCTGAAGCCCTGTTAAGGCATCCTTCATGCTTAAAAAGAAAGTTGGATTCTCTGCCCGTCTTATAAATAAGCCTGACGTTAAAGCCTCAAAGCCCCCACAACCATTAACGGGGTAAGAAGTCGGTTCGCTATCTGTCCTACCGAAGTATTCGCTTTTTAAAGTCAGGCAATTATTAGTGTTTGATTCTGCCATTCTTGAAAGCGTTTCATGGATCAGGAACATTTTAGAAACTGACGGATCGCAAAGGGTTTTAACCTCTAAAGTGAAATAAGATTCAGCCGCATTGGTGAAAAGTAAATCGTCTATATGGTCAGTTGTGACGAACTCGTAGTATAAGTAAATTAAATCACCTTCTTCGATACTCATAGGGATAGTATGTTCTTCGTCCCAACTTGAAATCGTTCCGCCGAAAACATTTACTATGCTTAATTCATACTCCCTGACCCAATCACCCGGAACAGTCGCATCGCCTCCAGCCGGAAGCCTATCTACCCTGATATACATTCCAAATGTCGCAGGAAGTACCGTATCTAAATTTCCTTTTAACCGGAAGGAAAAATTCACATCCGAAATCGCACAACGAATGTTCCCGAAAAGATTAGCAGTATTTACTAAAGGTGACCAATCCAAATAAGGAGGGTAAGTTAAAGCATCGTCATGCGCTACAGCGTCAATTATAGGACTTGGATTAAAAGTTCCTAAAGAAGATTCAACCGTATTTTGAAAGGCAGGAAGGATAGCCGTATCGCTTTGTATGTCCGTTCCATCATCGAAATATGGAGGGTCGGCAATGTTTTCTGTTACCTGTGTTGTCGTAGCATGATTTCTAAACCTTAAAGCCTTACCTGGAATAGTTACATCTTTTTCTAATCCTTCGTATTCAGCCAAAGGGGTTACTTGGTCAAAAGCAACATCACTTAAAAGGTCTACTTTCTTATCAAAATTGTTATTAAACTGTGTAAAACAACTTATGTCCTCAATTCCTATTGAAACGGAACACTTATCCCCGCATTTTTCTTTATACCGATTAAAGTCTAATTGAAAAACTTCTGAATCCTGTACTTCGCCACCACAAGTTTCAATTATTTTTATTTTAACATCTGTATCAGTTCCGTAAAGTTCGTATTGATTTTTTAAAAATTGAGCAGATGAACCAACTAACTCAATGTCCGAAAGTGAGTAGGAAATTGAAACCCCGTGAAATCTTTTATCCCTGATGATCTCCAAGGCAACGTCAGCCCATCCTACTGGCTCGTCTATTGTTAAATTATCAGTATCGGGATTTAATATAAAACTCCAATCAATCATTGAAAGTAAAACGCTTATTTAGGTACTTCTGAGTATTAAGTTTATTAGTTATGTGAACGGAAAATCCGTCCTCGTCAAGACTAATAACACTTCGTGGATGACGGGCTATTTCTTCGCCTATCTTTTTAGCCATTCTATCATAATCAACTTTACTTCCATTAACATGACCATTTGAGTTATTTATAACCGTCATATTTGCTTGTGGAGTTAAAATATCTTTCGTTTCGTTTGGATTGTAAACCCTTTCGCCTCCTTTCATCCAAATAACTTGTGGATGATCAGCGACAAAATATTTACCGTTCATTTGAATTAATTCTGTTCCGGTTTCACCTACTTCAGCGAATCCTTTAGGGGCTGATTTTGTACCCTTGCCGAACTGTGGAACTTTACGGGCTGCTATGGCTGCTATTTGTGCAGCAACTAAAATTGAAGTGGCTACAATTGCAACCGGGCCATCTCCCGCAACCTTTACAATAGCTGCTGCACCGTTTACGAGTGCCTCAAATAAGGCTATTTGCTTCTCCCTGACTGCTTGTTTGTTTTTGGTTTCCCTATCCAAACGATCAATTACTTTAAGCCTTGCTTCATACTCTTTTTGAGATACAATACCATTATTTCTTAATTTTTCAAGGCTATCTTTTTGTGCCTGTATTCTTGCATCTTCATTTGCTGCGATTGTATCTAAAAATCCCCTTAATGAACCAATGGCCTGATTAGCAAACTCAGCAATAATTCCAACGGTTTCCTGAAACTTCTTTAATCGTTTATTGTTTTCACCTTCAGTAAACCCTGTAAACTTTTCTTCACTTTTTCTTTTGGCTTCTTGTTCATCATTGTTAATCTTAACCGCATTCTTAGAAAACTCTTTTAAAGCCTCTTCGTTTCCAATCCCAGCAAGTTTTAATTGATCCTGATTGTTCTTTCTTCTTTTGGCAAATTCAAGCAACTCAAAGTTGGTAAGTTCTTGTAATGCGGCCTTCCTTTTTTCTGTTGGCAAGTCTTCATTACCTATATCGTCTTCAAGTATAGCCTTTCTTTGTGCAAAGTTTAATCTTGTTATTTCTAATTCCTCATCCAAAGAATCTTGTAATAGTTTTTTACGCTGCTCAAAAATCTCTTTATCAAACCTTGATGTTATTTCTAATTCTTTAGTTTTGTTATTTTTTACAAGCTCTAATTCTTTAGCCTTCTCAATTTCTAACTGTTCAATTGTCAACCGTGTCCTTTCTTCATTGGAAAGATTTAAAGCGTTTAACTGAGCTTTTATATTTGAAATCTGATCATCCCTGACTTGGTTTCTGTTTTTTTCATTGAAACTTTTTGTTAAGTCAGCTTGGTCTTTAAAAAATTGCTGAACCAATAATTTTCTTTGATTGAAGGTTAATTTGTCATTATCAATAGATAGGGCAAGTTCAGCAACAGCAACCTTTCTTTTTGCATCAAACTCATCCCTGCTGCCCTCTTGAGCAATAAGTAATCTTTGTTTTTGTAACGCAACCTCATCTTCTAATGATTTACGTCTTGCTTCTGCCTGTTTTTCAAGAGCATCTTTTAAGTTTTTAGTATTTTCAGAATCAGTTTTTTTCTGATCATCACGGGAATCCTCAGCCCTTTTAGCCCTTTGCTCAGCATTAAACAAGGTTATTTGCGTTCTGAACTCCTCGCCTTTTTTATAGTTTTCTTTTGCAATTTCTACAAGGTCAGCTTCTTTATCAGCCCCTCTTTTTCTTAGAAAATCAATAGCATCTTGTGCAGACTTAGCGTTTGTAACCTGCAACGCATATAAGCCAAGTATTTTCCTAATAGAAAATATTTGTTTGTTTGCGGTATTTTCAGCAGCCAATGCCTGATTGTTTAACCCGATTACAGTCTGAGCGTTTATAGCAAGTTGAGAAGCTCCGGCTTCTTTTAGTTTTAAAATCCTTAACTGATTAGCTATATCTAATTTCCTATTGTTATCATCAAGTATTTCATTTTGCCTTTCAAGCTCGTCGTTTAAAGATTTTATAGCTTTTTCAGCAGCCTTTGACGCATCACTAAATGCCGACATCTTGCTTATTAAAGAAGTTAAAGCAATTACCACCAACCCGATTCCGGTAGCCGCCAAAGCAATCCTAAAGGCTTTCATAGCCCCTGTACTTGTACCTACAACAACAGTATATAGTTTCTGTAAGTTTGTCTGAGCTATCGTAAGAATATTGTCCTTTTGTTTTAGCTCGTTTTGAATCTGCTGAAGGCCATTTAAAATAGCCATTGCAGAATTTACCTTTAGTAAGGTTTTTTGAAGTTCCTCATTATCCTTTCCGACTAAACCCTGAACACCCTGAAGAATAGAAAAGGCAGAAGCCAACCCAGTAACGAATCTTATAGCTACATCAAGTTTTCCAGTATCTGAAGCCTGACGATTTATTTCTTGTGTCACATCCTGAAGAGCATCCCTATACTCACCGGCTCTTTTAGAAAGTTCTTGGTATCTGGCTGAATTATCCTGACCGTTTAATTTTAATTGAGCCATCTCTTCATTTATTTCACGAAGAGATTGTTTTAAAGATTTATCGGTATCGGTAGTTTTTTGAACTTGCTTATTAAAATCCTCCATCGAAACTCCCGCCTCTTTAAGAGCCTGTTCAACCCCCTCCCCGAATCCTTCTGTAAACGAATTAACTATACCATCAACTCGTTTTTTTAATTCTCCTAAATCCTTTATTCCTGACTTACTTAAATCACCAATGCTTTTCTTAGCCGCATCAATAGCCGGTTTTAAAGTTGTTCCACCGCCCAACTTTGCAAACTTTGCCCCGAATTGATCCAAAGACTTACCCGCATCCGTAAACAAAGCAGCCATTTCTTTTGAAATGGTATTGTCATTTACAAGTTTATCTATTCCGGCCTCAAGTTTTGTGAAGTCACTCACAAATTCCACCAAAATCTCAGCCATTGACTAAAAGTTTTGATTGTTTTCGTTTTTCCCAACCCGCCTTAATTGCAATACTTAATTTCTTCCTGTGTTCTTCAGTAATTGCATAAGGCTTTCTATTAGGAAACTTTTTGCCCTTCATAATACGACTATGATGAGCCTTTTCTTCTTCGGTTCTTGGTCTGCTTTTATGACCCATACCCGCCTTGCCAATATTTCTTTTATGTTCTTCAGACAATGGTTTGCGAATAATTTTACTCCATGCTGCTTTCATCTTTGCTATTGTTTCGGGCTTATGTTTATAGCCTCTTCTTTTTGCTGCACGTTTTTCAATCCAATGCGGGTCTTGTTTTTTGCCAACAGTAGTAAATCCAATAATAGCGTTAGCCCTATTCCAGTAAAGCGGGTTACTAACTACATCATATAACTCTTGCCAATAATACTCCCTTTCAAGTAATAAGTTAGAATCAAAAACGGTTTCCAATATCTCAACAGATAGTGTTTCCGGTCTTGTTTTTATAATCTCTTTTGCATACTTGTTTCTTGGTGATCCAAAATACTTACCGTGTATATAGTTCTTCTTTGAACCAATATACATCTCACCCGTAAGCGAATCATGTGTTCGGTAAATTACATTAACGGCTTCTGCCACTTTTCATCTTTTGAAGTTCAGCAGCCATTTTCTGATTAGCTGCATATTTTCTATTGAGAAGAGTCCAATAATCTATTATCGGCATCCTCTCCATTGTTTCAATCTTCATAGGGTCATCTCCTGCCAACCACAATAACTCTACATATCTATTGTCGTGACTTTCGGCGATAAGTGTTTTAAAACTTCTCGAAAATGTATCGTGTTCAACTCTTTTACTATTCCCGAATAAGTTTGTAAACTTGTTCCTTGCGAATCCAAGTAAGGAATCAAATTTGAAAGCGGCGTTTGCAAAAAAAAACTTAAAACCTGTGGGTCTTGTTTCCATGTTTCAATTTTCTTTTTGTTATAATCCCTGTCGTAATGATACGGATTTTCCGATTCATCAAAAAAGGCAACACTCGCTATCTTATAAATGTGATCTGAAACCGGAATCATTTTTAATCTTTCCTGTAAGTGTTTAACCAAAATCCCCAAGTCAACCAACTTTATTTTTTTGTTGTCTGTAAGTACCTTTTCAGCCGCCTCAGTCCAGTAAGTAAGATATTCCTTAGTACACCTCATATTAAATTCATCGTAAAAATCAAGTGCCTGAAGCCCTCTGATGGAAGGGATTGTTGCAATGTCATCAAACATCCAGTAGGTCTTACCCTTATAAACAAAAGCCTTTACTAACTTCTGTTTATCCTGAAGCCTCAAGTTCTTGAAAGGCCTTCTGAATAAGTTCTTCAATCGTTCCACCATTTTTAATTACTTTTTCTTTGTCTAACAGTCTTAAAAAACATTTCGTCCCATAAACCTTTATCGAAAATCTTCCTTTTTTATAAGTCCTTATTCGTGATGCACAAGCACAATATCCGAAATCTTTAAACCCGAAATCAATAAGGGTCTTATGTACTCCTTTGCAATCACTCGTCATTTTTTTTATGGTTTTTTGCCGCCAACTTCATTTCATCCGGTAGGCGAGAACGCCTTATTTTATCGCCAGATGTTTTCAATCTGTCTCTGATGATACTTTTATGTTTTCTCGGTTCATTCATAATCTTGTTGTTTTATTACCTTCAAAAAGGGTACGAATTCTTACCCCTTCACTTATTCCACAGGGTCTTGTTTTTATGCCAAAATACTTAGGGTTTCTATTCCATAATTTAGACTTTACCTTTTCAGCAAAACAGGTAAAACAATTATTTGGCTCAGTATTTAAAAACCTTTCACAATCCCTTGCTTCAAAAAGCCAAAAGCTACCCCTCTCTGAAGAATTGATAATAGAATAATAGGTTTCCTCATCATCAGTACATTGTCTGTGACCGCCAAAATAATTACTATATCCGGTTAGCGCAGATATTCTGCCTGACTTCATCCTGTCATTTAACTTTCTTGAAAAATTAAATAGCCATGTATTTCGTCTCATGTGAGACAATGGTTCTCCAATGTACTCTTTTGGATTACCGTATCTAAGATTCTTTTCTTCCCGCATCTTCAATTTTATTGTTCAAATTTACAATAGCCGCATTTATTCCGGCTGCACAAAAAACAACTAATACTATCCATTTATCAAAGCCATTATAAAACAAATAAAAAACCGATCCATACCAGAAACTCATGCAAATTGGACAACCATACAAAGGTTTAATTATCCAATCCGGTAATTTAGTATCTAACCAGTTAGCCACATCCTCAAAAATATGCCCTTCATTCGTCGTTGTATGAATGAATAAAACCGCAAAAGCAATAAGTATTGATAGTTCAATCATCTGAATATTTTTACATAACCCGTAGCCGCCCCGCCGTTATCAATATGAATATTTGTTGTCGGATTACCGTCTAATTTAATTTCAATTAATGGCTCAATGTAATCACCCGCCTGTAAATGATAAACCTTAACATGAGGAACTACGCCGAACCTTCCTTGCATATTTACCGAATAAGCTATGTTCATAATAGCCGTATTTGTAAAAGGAAAAACGGTATGGTCACAACAATGGCTCATTCCATAAATACTTTAAATGTTCTTTCCTCAAACCTATCAGATTCTATTGTTACTAAATGAGTGTACATACAATTTTGTATTTCAGTAACCGAAACAGATACATTAGGCCATTCTTTAGATAAATGTAAAAAATAAACATAATGCAAATCATCATATCTTTCATTAAAATCAGTCTTCAATTCCTTTAAAACGGCAAATAAGCTGTTTAAATTTTTCGGTTCGGGTATGGAAATGTTTGACCAAATCATAATTTAAAGTCCGGCTTCGTTACTTGGGTAAATATTACATTCAATGTCCAAAGAAATTTGTCTTACATGATGGCAAATGACAAAAGGAACGCCTTGTTCGTCTCCTGGATGGTCTAAAATCTCTAATTGGAAAGTCCTTTTGCTTTGAAAAAACCCTTCTGGAACATATGAAACCGGAATTTCCAACGGATCGCCATCAACATAAGTGAACGCTTTAGTTAAAACCGTATTCCCGTCACTTATTCGCCAATAATAAGTTCCGGATGTCAGTCCTGATATATTAAAAAGAAAGCTGTCTGTTGGTTCATCCGTTAGACAGCTTAGTATAAATTTAGGAGCGCATGGATCGCACATGGTATTTTTATTTAAAGATAGTATAAATTAAATTCTCCATGTTCTTTGAAACCAATTTAAAGCCCTGTGGGAACATAATTTCATTATACTTCTCTTCGTCCTTACTGTTCCATTCAATAACCGCCACTTGAATCTTTAGTGCCTTAAAATCTATCTGAGGCAAAACGTCAAGCTCCATTCCTTCAATGTCCAAAGATAAAAGGTCAAAATGGGTATGACGGGAACGGGAAAGCATGGTAGCGACTGAGGTCATTGGGACTTTAAGTTTCTCAAAGGGCATATTTAAAGAAATCCACCTGTCAAGCTCTGATTTCACACCGGAAGATACTAAAGCAATATCACCCTTTTTTAATAATTCACCTGATTCATAGAACTCCAAATAACCATCTTCTTTCCCGATTGCTACATTTTGCAAGTCAATATCCCGATCTATTAACTCATAGTTTTTTAAAAGCCTTTCGTAAGCCTTCGGACTTGCTTCAACTAAAAGTCCTGTCCATCCGTAGTTATTGGCTAAAGCAAACGTATTTGATAAGGTAACGCCATCATTCGCACCGATATCAAGAAAAGTTCCATTTTCTTTTCCTTTGAAAAGATTAATTATAATCTCCTGTTCTGAATTTTGGCTGTAGTTCATTTGTATTGCCATTTAAAACCGCCACAAGTTTTTAGTTTACCCAAACAAACCGCCGAAATATTTCCCGCACTTAAATTAAGATTTTTAGCGGCCTCATTTATTCCATCCCAATGTATCATGCTTTTTTCTGATATTATTTGCAGGACAGGCTTAGACCTTGAATTGTATTTACCTCCTCTTGTGCTTTTTGCGGGTTTTTTCAATCCTGTTGAATAAGCGTGGTATTGATTTTCTGAACGAGTTACCCACTCTAAATTATCAACCTTGTTATTCATTTTATTCCCATCAATATGATTTACTTCAGGCTTACCATTTGGATTATCAATAAAAGCTATAGCCACGAGTCTATGAATAGCGTATTTTTTTGCAATACCATTATATCGTAATTTAATAGAACCATACCCAATTTTATGGACAATTATAGTTAATAATCTTGGTTCCCCTTCTCTCAAAAAAGACCTTATGTTTCCAAGATTGCTGACTTGGTATAAACCAACGTAACCGTCTATGTCAACCCATGTTTCTTTCATATTTTTTTTTATTTTCTGTAAATAACCATGACATCGTCATACCTATTTTTAATATGCCTCCGGTCAATTACCTCACCTTCCCAAAATAAATGTTTCTTGGCATCAATATCCTGAATGTCCTCAATGATATAAATTGATCCTTCAGCCATATAAGGCTGCATTATGTAATGGGTTTTAACCTGATCTTCGATATTATGCGACCCGTCATCAATTACCACATCAAATTTTAACCCTTCATAGTATCTAAAAATATCAGCTTCGTTTGTAGCATCGCCTATTGAAATATATAAACCATCCTCAATAGCTTTGGTTAAATCTGCTTTGCCGTCAATGGGTTTTATTGAACAATCAATGCCAAAAACTTCGCCTTTAAAATATTCATCCCACATCCTTAAACTTTCACCGGACATTAATCCGATCTCTAAAATGTTCTTAGCTGTCTTACGATAAGGGGCTAAGATTTCCTCATATACTTCAATGTATGAATGGGTCGTTCCTTTGTCAGGCCATCCTGTTTTTGGATCGTAGTATTTTTTATATAGTTCTGATAGCTTCATAATCTTCTAACCATTTTGCAAGTGAATCTAATTCTTCTATTGGGAAAATCCCATTTCTAACTAATTCACCATAACAAGTAACCATATTCCACAACATATCATTCCTTAATTTCAATTTACCCAATGATTCAACTATTCTTTCATTCTGCAAATAACCAGGAACTTCTTGTTCAAAATCTTTCATTAGATCATGCTTGTTCCTTTCCTGATAAACTTCACTTGGTGAATGAAACGTTACGCCTTGCCCTATTTCCCACAAACACCTTTGAGCGATAAATGACCTCCAAATATCTGTCATTCTGAATGAGCAATTAACCGGAAGATACATTAATGGGTAGGCATCCTGAAACCACCAAGTACTTTGGCTGTTAAATGGACACCAAGTATTTTTATCCAAGTAAATTGACCGATCATACTTAAACTCATTCGGTTTATTGTTAGTCATCCGGTAAATAGCGTCAACATCAGGTTCTCCATCTGCTAACCCTTGTTGAATAGAACTAACAACCGCCTCTTTTGCCCCGAATAATTCTTTACCCTTATTTACATGATTCAACGGAAAACCTCTCGGCCAAATCTTTGTTGGGGTCATTGGTTCGTAAGCATTAAACCAACCTTCGCCAAATGATTTACTGGCTTTAGTTTCTTTGAATCTTAGCCCCCATTCTTTATTTGGTATGTTGTCATCGTCTGTATCGTAAATTAGGTCAGCGTTATTGCTGATTGCATCTAAGTAACCAATGTTTTTACGGGCATAATGGTTATACGGAAACTCACAAGGATTTAAAAACTTTGCCGTTCTGTAATTCCAATTCTGTGGCGTTTTATGATCCCCCACAACAATCAGTCTTTCCCCGAACTTCTCATACAAGGCTTCGATTGCTTTTGTAGGTTTTTGAATCGTAGTAATTACACAATAGTTATTCATTTCTTAAAGCCCAATCGCCCCCGTTTTCGTTAAATAAAAACATTTTCATTCCCGTTATATTGGAAAAATTATTAACAGCTTCAATAACTCCGAAATCTTCATCTTCAATGTAATCATGCCCTGCCATTATTCCGCCTTTCTTTAGTTTAGGAAACCATTCTTTCAAATCTCGTTTTACATCCTTCAATAAATGCGATCCGTCCAGATAAATAAAATCAAAATAGTTATCTGATATAGTTTTTACCACATCATAAGAAAAACCTCTTTTATACACTACCCTATGATCGAATTTGAATCTATTTTTTACAAGCTGATAATCTTGGAAAGTAGAATAGGCTGTATTTAATCCGTTTTTATACTTCTCATCACTTAACTGAAACGGATCAACCAAATAAAGATAAAGCGGATTCTTTTCCAGTATCATCTTTGAAAAGTCACCCCTGAAAACTCCTATCTCAACACAATACTTATCGGTTAACTCCAAAGAGTTTAAAAACTCCTGTCTTGAATTAACTGTTTGCATAAATTTCTTTTCTTACTTGTTCCCAAAATGCTTTATCGCCTTCTGTGTCTAAAGATTCCAAATCAATAATATAATTAATAACCTCATCACAAATAAGCCTTGCAAAATATTTCGCTTCGTCATCTTCAAACTTATAAGAGAAACATTTACTCAAAAGTTCGTCTGCTTTTTCTTTTGCTGTCATAACGGATATTTTATTCCTTCAATTTCTACTTGGTCATCCATTTTTAAATAAGATAAAGTTTCCTCATGTGCAATATTTACTACCCTTCCCTCCGATAACCAACTTGCAACCGCCCCTGTTGAGCTTCTGTTCTTAATGTAATGTTTACACTTACTGAATAACCAAACCATTAACACAGGCTGAAGGCCTCTTTCGTAACCGCTTACTTGTGTAAATCTTTCGGGGTTGTGTTTAGATTCAAAGGGAGCTTGTTTAAATTCTTCTATAAGATAGGCATTTGGATAGCGAGCGAGGAGGCTATCAAGAACTCGTTCCTCCTCTGCTGTGCAAGCAATTCGGAAGTCTGGGTTTCGTTCCATAATCTCGTCCACGAATCGGAAATATCTTTCAATCGGGATTCTTGGCCTTCCATCAAGATAGATATCAGTTCCTCGCCATGTAATTCCAATAGTTTTTGAGAAGTCAATGTTGTATTTTTGAACGAGTGCTTCGCCTCGTTTGTTAGTTTCTTCATTGAAGTGTAGGTTTTTTTTATAATAGTCTTTTATTACTGATAGTGGTTGTGACATGAAAGAAGGTGAAATAGGATCAATCCAATTTTCCCATACCCATGCTGTGCTTAAAAATCTAGCATCCCTAATTTGCACTTTTGGCTGTACAAAATACCATTCATACATATTTTCTATTTCAATAAATTTATTTATATCACGATATGAAAGTATTGAGCCTAACCTTGACCAATTAATATAAACATCATCTCTGCCTTGTTGTTCTGCACTCCACATCATCCAGAAGTGGCAATAAAGCCAAGTGGTAAGGGTCGAATGAATATCGTTCTTCTCTAAATAAATCATTTGTATTCTGAAATAAATTCTATTAATTTAATCGTATCAGTATAAGTCAATTCACAAACAACTATCCTATCATCATCTGAGCTTGCGGGAGAATAAATGCACATATAATTATCTTCTAAACAATATTTAAACCACCAATCATTCTTAGTTAATTCTAACCAATCAATATTTGGCATCTCTGTAAACCCGTATTGTATAAGTTGTTCTTTCATCAGAAATAAGTTAATACCGCTTCGGCCTTGCTCCGTCTTGCAATCCACCAAATTGATATGAATTTAAAAAAACTGTTTGTAGTATAGACATAGGTTTTCCCTTTTATATTACCCTGAGATTTATACCTTACTTCTATTTTCATTGACCGCCTTTTTGAAACTTGGGGATTGGTTGTGATGCTATCATACTAAATCTCATTGCACCCATTCCGGTTATAATTGCAGAACCAAAAGCTAACTTAGCCGCTTCTTTCTTTTGTTTCTTTTTAATCCACCTTCTTTCCTTACGGAAATTATTTCCTTTTAACCTTTTGCCCTTGTATGAATTTGAATGAAACTCAAGACATAATTTACTTATTTGGTTTGCAGTATCATTAATAGATTCAGCTATGGCTAACCGCTTTTCCTGTAAATTATTCATAGTTCTTTCGTTTTAATGTAAGATAAATATAATACTTTTTATTTAATCTCTAATTCATATTGCTGAAAAAAGTTCTCATAAGAAGAACTAACCTGTCCCGTATTAAAGTCAATGTACTGAGAAGTTCTGTGAAATCCAAAAGGTTTTTCTACATAATAGGAAAGATTCTCATTCCCCCCCTGTGCAAATTTAGCCCCTTCGTGCAATGGAGCAATATTAAATCCTTGCCCTGATAAAGAAATCACACCGTCCTCATAATAACCCATTATTTTCTGAATCGTGTCGGCTTGACCTTGTGACCAATCCCACTCTGGAGTGATTTCAGCAAGGCGGTTCATCACTTTCTTTGACCTTAGACTAAACCCACCGGAACCAACTCTGTCCATTTGCTGAAACAAAGGAGCAATGTAATCGTATTCTAACCATGCCGGATTCCAGGATTCAGGATTTAAAATAAAACCATCCCTTTGGACGATCAGCACATGAGAAGTATCGAAATAGTCTTTGCACTTTGTCAGCATAAAAATCGAATAGGCAACTAAAGAATTAAGTTTCGGGATCGTTACTTTATGCTCGTAATCTATTTCAATGTCTGTGAGAAGTTTTACCGCTCCGAAGTCACAAAGGGATTTACAATGCTCTAAAACATTAATTGCGCCTTTTGCGTTTACGCTGTCAATTATCATCAATGTAACGGACGGCAAAGAAAGTTTCATTCTGTAACAAATTCATAAGTCTTTGCAAAAATATCTTCCTTACATGGGTAAAATTCGCCATGAACCCCTTTAATGATATAATCCCCAATAGTTGCGTCCATTCTACCTTCAAGGGTGAAGATTTTAAGGCCTTGTCCTTTTACAACCATTTCATATTGTTCCCATGTCCATTTATTTGCAGATGAATGCAGCCCTGTAAATTCAATAACTTCTTTTAAATTGTTCCCTGTCCATTGGACAGCTTCAATTACTACTGGTATTTTTCTATACTTTGGCATTGGTTTATTTTTTAGTTATATAATCGTAATGGTAAAGATGTTTATTTACAAATACTTCCTTCTTAATTAACCCCGCTTCCTTCAGCCTTTTTGCATAATCATAGTCCTCGCCAAAAGTAATATCAGGATATTTAATTTGCAAAGCCAATTCTGTTTTTATTGGGGAAAGATGATTATTATACCTAAGATAAACATTTCCCCGCTTTTCATAAGGGTATCTTACTGAAATTCTCCATTCGGTTTTATTCTTTCCGTCGAAAGTGATCCATCCTTTAAAACCTATTGCGTCCGGTTTCTGTTCAATGGCTTTCATAAACTCCCCTACATACTCAGGATAAATTATATCATCGTCATCGACAAAAGAAACGTATTCAGCACCGATATTTTTAGCCCGTTCTAATAACTTATTCCTTTTTGCTCCTGTGGTTATTTCTCTGTTATCTACTTCAGGAATGATTATTAAATCAGGATGGGAAGGAATAGAGCCTATCAACCGGGCAAGTTTATCCTTTCTTTCTTCCAGAGAACAAATTAATATTGCGAGTTTGTAAATCAAAATTTAGGCAAAACGCCAAACTTATTTTCGTAGATTAATTTTCCACCTTTTATTACTGTTATCTTCTTTTCATTGACCGGAATCTCTGTAACAAATCCCCCGTTAATTTGAATATCTTTTACTCCGTATCTTGTTAAGTCAAGTTCAACAACTGTATCACCTAATTCGAAACGTTCATAAGGGTGATAAATGGTTAAGCCCATCCATCCGTTTTTTGTATTAAACTCACCATCATAGCGGCCTTTCTTCTTTTCCCATTCAGGAATAAACCTTTTAAACCCGACAAAGAGAAGTCTTTCAACAAAATTCATATTATCGTCATCAATAAAACTCATATTTTAGAAACGATTAACGGTTCTAAGATATAAGTGGCCACAAAAGCCCACAATAAAGCAGGTTCCGTCTTAACTACATAAGTAAACAACAAAAAAAGAATTGATATTAAAAGCAGTCTAATAATAAATAGTTTCATACAAATGTTTTTGGTAAGCCAAAATTATTTCGTTCCCTTATATCAAAAGTCCTTTTGTCAATATGATAAGTTGCCTCTGTTTTTCTATACTGCATATCCGGCCTTCCGAATCCATTTGCCGGATGCCTATGCTCTAATATTTTCTCATCAACAAACTTATATCTTCCGAGTCTCTTTGCAACTTCCATAGCTTCATTATCACACCAAAGATTCCTGTAAGCTGAATGATAAACATAATGTGTTCGTGAATAATAAATATAGTCCATTATCGAATAAGTACAAAGAGAAGTTTTAGCATCAGGAAAATGGATAAAAGTATCGTCTGTGCAATGTTCTTCAATAACAAGGTCGAATCCTTTCTTGATAAAAAACATATCGTCACTATGATTACAAAGAATGTCAAACTTAACACCTTCCAACCCTCTGTTGATCGCATGAATCTTACTTTGACTGATTCCAAAGACGGGAATAACTTCTGGATAATCGTTTAACCTTGCTCTGTAACTTTCAATTTCCCTATCGTTGTTATCAAGTTTAGCAAGTACAAAATAATCTTTATCTGAAATGAATTGACGGATATTATCTAAGCATTCGTAGAATTTGGTAGGCCGAGACCGAGATGCGAAATTAAAACAGATCATAATCCCCCATTGATGAATTTAAGAAGGTCTCTTAATTCTTCCGTTTTAGCAGAATACTCATTCCCCCTTTCTTCGTTACCAAGTTCTTGATAACATTCTTCAGCAGCGTTTTCATATTCTGAAATTCTGCTTTCTATTTCATTGATTAATATTTCAATAGTTGGAGTTGATGTTTCCATGATTTGAGTTTTTTTTTGTTTGTTATTATTTAAAGATAATAAAAACCCTATATAAAAATACAGGGTTTTAAAATAACTCGCTCTATTGAGCATAAACAATCTTAATAATATGAAGATAACAAAAAAGCCGAAATGTAGAAACAATTCGACTTTACTATTAAAACAAACCAAGTTTATGAAAACGGTAACTAACCGCTTTACTCTAAAAAGAATCTCCCTATAGAAATAGGGAGGGATCAGAAGTTGACTGTAGGGAAGGCTCTAACCCCTTCTCTTATCAGATTTAAATATAATACAAAAAACCGAATATGGAAATATCCGGTTTCAAAAAACCATTAACCACAAAAATTTTAGGCTTCCGGTTGTTCAGTAGGTTCGCCAAACGTAATTGTCCCACCTGTTGCATCACCTGATTTAATCTCAATAGCGACATCTTCAAAAGGCAAATCATCACCTTTTGAATTTGTAGCTTTTATTGTCAAAGCCGCCACACCCGGAGCAACAGCCTTAACGGTGATTGTGTTTGTGGGATCATCATAAGTAGCAGTAGCCACAGCTTCGTCGCTTGATGTTACCGTTACATTACCATCGGGAACGTCTGTTGTGTGTCCGTGTTTGTCAACAAAAGCAAGCGTACCGGATGCTTGCTGTGTGTCGGTCATTGAAAGTGCCATGATTTTTAATTTTCCTTTTAAGTTAGTTAATAATAATTTTCCATCATAAATTGAAAGCGAAGATAAATAAGATTCCCCTGTGTTTTCTTTTTCAGGTTCACAGTTTATTATCACCCGTTCAATCTTGATGTTAAATAAAGCCATAGAGTAAATATACTAATTTCCTTGCCAAGTTTTCAAAAACCATTTAAAATTTGCATTAAGGTAATACCGAAAGCAATCCAAACTGTCTGCCTGTTGGTTTGGGTCTTCCCTGTCACCTTTTTTAATTGAGCCATCAGGAAGCATTTCTACAAACTGAAGATCGTGAATTAAGGGAGCGCAATTTGTCGGGTCTAAGCTTATTTTATAATGCTCAAGGATTGAATTAACGAGGACTTGATTTTCTGCTATTCCAGGATTCACCGTTGGTATTTTAATTTGATTAGGCGAAAGGTTTAATTGTGTCCTGATAACTTTGTAGTAATTCAAATTATCCCTTACGAGTGCCGAACTTGCTTGACCTGTTGCATCACCATTAACTATAAATAAAGTCTTTGGATATTTCATTTTGATAACGTCACAAAGTTTATAAATGTCTGAATTTGGTAATTTGATAGATTCTACCCCAAATATTCTATCGTTGTAATGTTGAAAAGCTGCACAACAAATCGGGTTTCTATTGAAGTCAAAGGATAAGTAAAGCGGGTAATCTGGATTGTATTTTGTTTCCGAAATGTGCTTTTCTGTTTTAAATGAGAAGGCGAATCTGTTCCCCATATTGACGAATGGTATGCAGTAATAAAGCTCATTAAAAACACCCTCTGGAAGTATTGCCCTAAACTCATCCAACTTTGATTGTTTTAATATTCCTTCTCTTATTGCATCGTCGGCTGTGAATTTATGATATTCCCATGTAGGCAATTTACCGTCCTGAACTTTCCGGCAGAATTTGTAATACCAATTATCAATACCCTTCATATTTCCAATAGCCCTTATTTTGCCATCTGTGAAAGTGGTTGTTGAAAGTATGGCGGTAAACGCATCTTCTTTCATCCTTGAACCTTCGTCAATAACAACCCCGTAAACATCTTCACCATAAAGTGAATCCGGATCGTCGGCACTCTTGAAAACGATTTTAGTGCCTTTAGGAGTCACTATGGTATGAGGAGACGAATTGTAAACCGTATAACTTGGATTGCCCTTAATCTTAGCCGCAATGCGGTTAAATGCTATTTTAGCCTGTTCGTAAATAGGAGCAATCCACCAATAGTTCCAATTTGGCTGAACGTGCTTTTGTTGAGATTCTCTAAATAACCACCAAATATGAGAATGGGTTTTGCCGCCTTTAGATGTTGCTTCAGTAATAGTGTTCTTATCCGAATCAACAATGATTTTTTGGTAATCGGCTAACTTTGGGCTTTTAACTTTTACTTTAGGTGAAATCAACTTCAGTAGTATGAATTGTATGATCTTGTTTTTCTGACAACCCCAAATCCCTTGCAATTATATTTGGGTTTAAAAAGTCTGCTGCTGCGCCTTCAAACTTCTGACAATAAATAATTTGTGCTATTTTATTTGCGACCCCGAAAAAGTCTTTATATGGTTCTTCGTTAGATTTGTAGTTTCTAAACGTATCATCGCTAATCCCAGCAAATAAACAAAAGGCCATTTCTGTCATTGCCCTCATCTTAGGAACGTTTATTTTCATGCCTGTTCCGAAAACCTTCATCTCATACAAGGGGTTTTTTTCAGCCCAAGTAAAATACTCTACTGCTTTCTTCCATAGCTCATTAGGCTTGTAAATCATTTCCCTACCTGGATTCTTGACTAATTTCCAAAACTCATTTTTTGCGGGAGCTGCCATTTTATATTACTTCAATGAGGTATAAAGATAAGTATAATAACCTGTCCTTTTTTGCCTCGTTCCAAAGCTCCAGTTTCCTTTCCCTTGAAAGTTCGGGTAAATCTTTGTTGTGTTTTAAGTAGCCGTAAACCTCGCTTAAATACCATTTGGGAGTGTTCCATCGGAAAAGATATTGCCGATCTTCTTTGGCTTGCTTGATCATTGGAGAAGCAAGTTCAATTAAGGCTTCAGGTGAATAAATCCCTTCTCCGCTATATATTCTGATTGCTTTCATAAAGTCCATTCAGTAAATAAATTGATTCGTTCTTTATCCATTTCAGTCTTTGGGAAACCATACTTTTCTATATCTTTTTTTCGTTGTGAAATTTGATCTACCCATTTAGTTGCCTCCTTGAAAAATTTCTTATCAATTTCAAATCCATACGCTTTCCTATTTAATTCTAAAGCCGCTATTAAAGTGCTTCCGCTTCCTGCTGTTGGGTCAATAACAATATCACCTTCGTCTGTAAAAATTTCAATCAATTTTTTTAATAATTTTATCGGCTTCTGAGTTGGATGAAGTTTTTCAATATTTGCATCATCCCTTTCCCAATCAATGCAATTAAAAACCATTTTCCCTTTATTGTTGAATTTTGGCAACTTATCTCTATAAAAAAGCAAACCATATTCACAATTACCAACCACTCTCATATTAGCCTTTAGTACCTGAGCGGAAAAGTTTTTACGAAATACAAGGTTTATATATTTAGGCAACCCGTATCTTTTTGCTAACTCAATAAAAAACATCTGCTGATCGAAAGCGCAAAATAATAACATTACCGGAGCTTGTCCCACTTCCTTTGGTTCTTTTTTTAATAACGCATTGGCGAAGTGCATAAATTCCGCTGGCTTAAAATAACCGTCAGAATGAAAGAATGTTTTTTTAGCTAATTTACTTTCTCCGTTTTCATTATCTCCCCCTTCATACCATGCCGGATTTGAGGCATAGGCATTATTACCAAGATTATAGGGAACATCGGCTATAATGAGCTGCGCCTTGTGTAAGTTATATTTTTTAAAGTTCTGGAAGTGGTCATTAAAAAGGATCTGGCTTATCATTTTCTCATTTTTAGTATGTCAGAAAAAATTAAATCTGTCTTTGCGTATCCTTTGAATCCCATTTTGTTTTTAAATAATCAGCCATTGCATTGTGATTAAGTTTTTTTTCTCTATCCTGGTTTTCACTCCATCTTGTCGGATCACCGCTTGCCTTATGGTTAATGTGAATTTCTTCTTTTATTTTTATTATCTCATCTACTCTTTCGTCTCTGTATTTATCAAACATTTCCATAACTGAAGGAATGTCTAAGCGATTATAAACAACTCCCATTTTCCCGGTAGCTAACCTTTGAAGAAATAAAAAAACATCTTGCATTGAAAGTGTATCATCTTCTGATTCATCAATTATTTGATCTGCAAGTAAAAAAATCTGTTCGATAGTTAATGAGTTTGTTAAGTTAAAAAACTTCATTGTATATTCTATCTGTGCAATAATTAAACTATGAACGTAACGCTTATCCTGTTTCGCTAAAGCCGGTATTCTTTCTGATGTTGGAATCTTAGCTAACATTAAAAAGTCAAGACCTGCTCCTTGCTGGAATGGTTTAAGCAGCGTCTTTACCAGTTGCTGATCCCCCGTTTCCATAGCGTTCATTAAGCATCCCGTCATATTGTTGGCCTCTTTCTTTAGAGCCATAATCTTGTTGTTTTCCGTTTTTTGTAGTTGGTTTCCCATGTATAGCTGTTTGTGTTATTGATTGAATTTGATTTGAAATTGTAAGCAATGTTTTACTTGAATAAAAATTATCCTTTGCGATTATTTTAGAAATTATTTCCCATGTTTCAAGTATTGGTAAATTATGCTGATCTGGAGTACCACTAAAACCTGCCTGAGTGCAAAAAAATTGAGCAATAGAAAAAAGAGGTTTGTAGTCTTTGTTTTTATCTGAAAGGTATTTAGGATTGTGCTTTTTGAAAACGTTCAACATTTGCGGAATGATTAAAAGGTTTTCATACTTTCCAAAATTTGCATTTCCATTACTATTTACATCTTCATTTATATTTTCATTTGCATTTTCCATACGCTTAGCGTATGCTTTTGAGTTATTAGTTTGGTTTTTAGTAGTTTGTGCTGATTTCCTTCTTGATTCGCAAAAGTTTTTACGCTTTTCAGATTCTTCTTTCATCCTTTTATTAAAGAAAATATTGCCTTCTTTCTCAAACTTGTCAAACACTTGCTCATCATACGCTTTGCATACGCTAAGCATATCCTTTTCAGAAAGACCGCCTTTTTGATGTTGTAAACAAAGTAAACGAATGTATTTACCGACCTGATCATCTGTCATTGTAAATGTTCCAGAAAGGAAATCAGAAGTATAAAATAAAACTGCTGGGTCTTTAGCCATAAAAAAAGCCGGCTTGGAGAACGACTTCCTTACCGACTATTTAATCTTAAAAAAGATTTTGCAAAGGTCGTTCTATCATCTGCAAAATCCGTACTAAAAATGTACGCTAATTTATAAAATAACAGTTAGTAAACAAAATTTATTTTATCACATACAACCTTCTCTCAAATAAATCCCGATCACAAACCCGAAACCCTGTGTCTAAATCCCAATACTTCTTATTCTCAACAAATACCTCAAACCAATGCCCTGTAAGGTAATCGTTGTAAAGGGTATCGGTTTTTAAAAAGACTTTGGCTGTTGTGTACTTCAAAGAAATTATTAAACATTGGCCTTCGGTTTGTTCTGGTTTTGAACAGGAACAAAGGGAAGCAATCAGGCATACTAAAAGTAAGAAGATTAGGAATTTCATTTTAGTTATTTTTTGATTTTGCTCCGGCTTGCATACCCATAGATAATGCTTTTTCATTTGATGGAGAACCATTTAATTTAATGCTGCCAAAAACGGGATGCGAACATTCAAACAGTTCTTCAATTCTTGCTCTTGTTTTATCACTACCATACCCCGCCCAATAACCAAAATTAGCATTAGCAATTTCTAAAGCTGTGTGACCATCTTTATTTTCTTTATCTAATGCTTTCTGAATATAATCAATGTACGCTGCTTTGTATTGCATAGCGTCCTTCTTATCTGTAATATTCATGGCAGAGTCAAGTATTTCGCCATAGGTTAAAACCTCTTTATTTTCTGGATTAAATTTGGTCATATTTTTAATTTTTAAATTGTTTTGCGTACCGCTTCACCTTCCTTTTGCCTTGCCTCATTCACCGTTCCCCTTAGTTCTGGGTTTTCCTCTTGTATCTTTTGTCGGACACGGCGAATTGTTTCGGCGTTGATTAATTTCCTTTGTGAATAAAGAGCAAAAAAGTTATAAGTCGGTGTAGTGTTTGGGTCTAAATCCATCTTAATTAACTGAAACTTCCAGATAGTTGCAATCAATTTATTATCATCATCTCTTAAATGTGGATGCTTAACTAACAAAGCCTTCACCCGATCCTTTACTAAGGACATTTCCCTTATTAGCTTCATTTTGATTTGTTTTTGGTTTCTAAAAATCTATCTGTTTGCCTGTCTGGAACTATGTGAATAAAATAATTCTCAATCCTTGTCCCGTATAATTCAATCCATGTATTAATTAAAGACTTCCATTCCTGAGTTGAATAATAATGAACCTCTTTTTCTTTTGTTCCGTTGGGAAGTAAAAGTTTTATTGTTCCGCTCATGGCTTATATGTTTGAATAATTATTTTAAGTTCTTCCCTTGACCATCTCCTAATTGGGTTTCTTGTTGCAACAGAATCCAAAAGGTCTAAATCTTGTTGCTTGTATCTACTTAAAAGACCGTTCCTATAATTAATCAAATTGCCGTGAAGAAAACAATTACACCTCGTACATTGTCCATTCGTATTAACTTCATTAAACCGTAAAGAAGAGTGATGCCCTTGAGAATAATAATGCCCCGCTTCGGTTACTTTTGCACCGCATGAAATACAGCCTTTTTCGTGGTCACGAATCCTTATCCATCGGTTGAATGTTTGCTGAGCCTGTCTTAAAAGAGCCGGTAAACTTTTTACTTTTGCCATTATAAACTCATTTGCGCTTTACGATAACTTAATATTGAACGAAGGGCATCAATCTGATGAACGGCTGAACTATTGATCCTGTCAAATCTATTAACTAAAAAGTTTTCTTCCCGACATAAAGCATCAATCTTTTTATGAATGATTGTAGTTGACCAATCACCCGCCAAAGCATCTTTTAAAGATTGTGTTATTGAATCGTTTTTTCTCATGTCTAAAAGGTATTTAGCATTAGCCAAACAATCTCCTGACTGAGCCATTAGGATTTGTAAAAGTTCTAACCTGTCAATAATTCCCTCCTCCTGATCGCTTGGCTTTTGCTCCAGAAAGGACTGCATTTTATCGGCTTTTATTTTTAGTTTGTCTGAAGTCATGTTTTTGGGTTGTTTACAGCCTGTTTTACGGCCTTTATTACATCGGTGATAAGAAGTAGTTCCCCGTTTCTGACCCTCGCCAAAGGGCTTATTTGCCTGTCTGAAATGATTTTTAGAAGCTCGTTATACCTTTCCTCTGTCATTTCTCCAAATTCAGCGAATATTTGGCTTATTTCTTCGCTGCTGAAACCGGCCTCGTAAATTTGCGAAGCCAGTTCAGCCGCCATTTCTTGCTCTAAATTGAATATATCTTTTGCATTAATCATCAGAAGGGTAGGTCGTCGTTTGGTTCTTCGTCTTTTTGAATTTGGGTTTCGTGCGGGTTTTTCATCTTTTTATATTCGTCACTTGACCTTATTTTATCCTTAATAAAGTCGGGCAATTTATCAAAAACTTCCGTATCAAAATTTTCATAGTGCAAAACCAAAGTCGGGTTTTCTTGTGCCGGACATTTAACCGATTTCGGGAGAGGACTAACACCGGCAATTTCTTCATAGCTTTTTGATGGATCACGTTTACCCTGTTTGTGGATTACGTTCAGCATACAAGGAACACCAAGAAGTTTTGTAATATCAAAGCTCTTTACTTCGTCCTCTGAAAAATCCTTTCCCCTCCAGGAAGCTAAAGTTTTTCTCAAATTGCTTTTTTCGTGCATTGACAAAGTGAACTCTTTAGAAATAACAAAAGGTTGTTCCCCATTTTCGGTTTTAAAAACCCTTCTTTCTTCTGGAAGCTCCCAACCTATCCTTACCTTATTGACGGTTTTTACTTCACCCATTATTAACTCTTGTACTGTGCCTATGTGTATCATTTGATAACAACGGGCAATATAGTTTCCTGCGGGAATAAGCTCCCGTTGCTGTGCTGAATTTGATGCAATAATTGACATATAGGTTTGTTTAATTAATGAAAAAATTTGCCGGTTTACCTAAGTTACTGCTATTGCAAGGGCAGGATATCTCCGTTTCAGGGTAGCAGCCCCTTAACCTTGCTTTGTACCTTAGCTCTTTCCGTTTAATCCGGCTACGGTGAGATTTCATTAGTTGAATATTTTTATAGATAATTGTCGCTTTCGTCAAATAATCTTTCCTTCCGTTTCATTTCATCCCTTTCCCTGATTTTTGGCAAAGCGATAAATATTATTCCGGTAAAAAGCAAAACGACTAAAGTAAAGATTACTGCTATCATGGTTATTGGATTATTTGGTTTCTTAAAAAGTAAGCTACTAAGTGAGGCGTATTATAACATCCGTACTTGCCTCTAATTTGCTGCATTTTTGTTGCGAAGGTTCCTTTTGCATAACCTAAATCAAAGCCGATTTTCTCAGCCTGATCACCTTTTGACAGACGGGAAACTATCAGTTTCTCCTCTGTGGTAATTGCTATTTCTATTACTTTCATAACGCTAAGGTAAAGGAATTTTTGATACTTCCAAATCTTTTTCGAAAAAATCTCAAAAATTATTTGTTGGTATCATTCTAACCATTATCTTTGATATATAAACGTAAAGCAAATGACAAAAACTTTCACCGAAAAATTAATTCCATCAGTAAATTATTTAAGGATTAGAATGAGGGCGATTGAAAGGCTTACTGTTATGACTAAGCACGAAATTATAGCGATCATGTTTTTATTTATCTTAAAATAACAAATCAATAAAACAACAAACCATGCTAAATTTAAAAACAACCGTAAGCGTTCCAACCGAAGTAAGTATTGAATTAGAAACTCCGGCTTTCTTTAAAAACCCCACTACTGCCTACGATGAATATATGGCCGTAATAGAAGAATGCACAATGGAAGTTTTATTTCTTTCTGGGAACACCTTTGTAAAAAACCTAGCAACAGAAGAAAGAGTAAGAGAGATAAAATCAGCTATGGATCATTGGAAGCAAATAGACGAAAGAGAATTTTTCCAGGCGTTAAATAAGGCTTTAAAAGATTTTGACTTTAAAGCAACAATGAGACTGATCCATGAATCAAAAGTTACTATAAGTTAAAACGGTAAAAGTCCGTTTCGCCAACCGAGCAGCATGATGCTGGCAGCTCTTAAAACGAGTTCAGGGCAGGTTCCCATGTTTGCCTTTTTCTATGGGTCAAAATAGAAATCGGCTTTTTAAATCTTAAATCAAAAGCAATGAAGGAAATAACTATTGAAGATGTGCTGGATAAAATAGGTTATGCTATTTTGTTTTTATTCGGGATTGTACTACTTATAAATTTATAACAATGAATAATATTGAAAAACTTTGGGACAGAAACTCTGTTGCCATAAATGAGGACGATTATGATGGTGCAGATGGGATAGCTGAAAAGGTCGCTGGCAAAAGCATAATGTATAAAGAAAACTTTGAAGCAGCCATGACCGAGTACGCCTCCCTCAATAGGCAGGGATGGACGAGGGTGGAAGATGGAAATTTACCCGCACAAGGAGAACGGGTTTTAGTTTATTGTGAAGGCGGTTTAATCGAAAAAGGATATAGAATTGGGATGCTATGGGAAAGAGATTGGGCAGGAACAACATTCCATGAAGCAGGATATAAAGTCACCCATTGGATGCCACTACCAAATAAACCTATATGAATATAAAACATGGATTTGCAAATCACAGGTTCTATATCCGGTGGCTTGATATGATGAACCGTTGTTATAAGAAAAGCCATGTTGCGTATAAGCATTATGGAGGGAGGGGAATTACCGTATCTGATGAATTTAAGAATGCAGTCACATATATAAATTACATTGAACAACTTGACGGCTACGGTATAAATGGCAGAACAACTATTGATAGAATAGAAAATGATGGCAACTATGAAAGAGGGAATTTGAAATGGGCAAGCATTAGCGAGCAAGCCATAAACAGAAGAGTTAGGGTTGATGCCACTTCTGGTAGTACTGGCGTATCGTTTAACAAGGGATGGAATAAATGGAGGGCTTATTATAAAAGAGTTCATATTGGCCTTTCAGAAACAAAAGAAGGTGCAGAAAAGTTAAGGGCAGATTACTTAAAAACAATTAGTATATGAGTAAGAATATTACAGAAATATTTTCTATTAAACTTAACGGTAATCATTACCACATTGAGGCAAGAAGTTATAATAGTCATCTATTTAATATTGATGGTGAAAAATCGTATTGCCTGACAGTTCCAGAAATGAGAGAGTTGGCAAAACACTTAATAGAAACAGCAGACAAGATTGATAATGATAAAGATTTTAATGCTCAATAAACATTTAATCATGGAAAATAATAATAGGAAGGGATGCAGATGGACTAAAGCAAGTGAAAGATTGCCGGAAGAAAATAAACTTTACATTATCAAGTATGGAAGAAACGAAATTCAATACGCTTCCTTGTTTGTGATAAAACATAAGGTTGAGCTTAAAATGAATGTCGAATGGCTTGACGAATCCCCCATAGAACCCTGTGCTACTTCTTCAGAAATTGAAAATGATGAGTTGAAAGCGTGGAAAGAATCAGCTATAAGTGTGATGCCCGATATTCAAGCGATAGGAAAGGAAATGGGACTTGAGATTGGCCAAGCAATTAGTCCTAAAATACTTCCTTACATAAAAGAATTAAAAAAAGAGGCCGCAGAACAGAAAGAAAAACAAGAAAGCCTTGTCATAGAAATAGAACAAGAAAAAGCGGTATCAAAAGCTTGGCAAAAGGTTGCAGAAGAAAAAGAGAAGGAGTGTGAACGATGGAAAAAAACAACAGAACGATTTAAGGCAGAAGGTGACAAGTGGTTAAATAAATCAATTTCACTATCAAAACAAATAGCCGAACTAAAATCCAAAACCCCCTCCCCCACAGGTGACCGAGACTGTGAGGAGTTGAAAGAAGTCGAATATAGCGTTTATCAATTAACCCAAAAATATGCGGAGTGGATTGAAGAAACAAGTGGCGGCAGTATTTATAAGTTTTTTGAATGGTTGGATTTTTACAATTTGGAACATAAATGAGAACACTAAAATTCAATAAGCCATATAAGAATTATCGAACCACAATTCAGGATGGGAAAAGTCTTGACAATCCAGATTCAACTCATTACGGAAGATTTTCTACGGTAACAACAAAATTTGGTATCGTAACAGTAAGTGAAATGGATTGGGCGCATAATAATGGACGGTCATATTTTACGTTATTTTCTACAAATATAAAAGGCATTAATTATTCAGCTTGGCTAAACGAGGCAAGATTATCAGATAGGCAAATTAAGTTCATGTCAACGAATTTCATTAAACAACTTTTAAACAAACACCCTTGATGCTAAAGAGTAATTTAAAACTTTAAAAATATGAATGAAAAACTTTATATGGCGGGTGGATGGACTGAAGTAACAGGAATAATTAGTACCACGCCAATCTATTCAACGTCCGGTGGCATTGTCGGAGTTTCTATTACTTACTCAGTAAAATAAAAAACAATGGAACAGATACCTACCGTTAAAGAAGTAGATACTCAATTTGCTAAATCAATGACTTCTGATTTTGAAGAAGGGACATGGACTTTTTTAATGCCTGAAAAGTTCCAAGTTTGGGCGGGATATTTTGCAATAGTTGATAAACAAGTTTATGACAAAATGATTCAACGCCTTGCTCTATGTGAAGGGAAGGAGAAAGAAATAGCTGAATTGAAAACGGAATTAGAGGATATAAAAATAGTTTATAGCAAACTTGTGAAAAGTGCATCAGCCCAACGAATATCAGAGCTTGAAGCAGAGAATGAACGACTGAAAGGATTGATTGAAAAAATGTTCATTAATGAATGGCGTGATTCAAATAGGTATTCACCTAATCCATTATCTGAAGTGCTACAGCAATTTAAAACTGAAAACAATCTATAAAACCCCAAAGGAGGATAGTATGAAATTAATTGATTTGCATAAAGAGTGGATGGAGAAAGGGTTATTGCCAAATAGTGGGCTGTGCAATACTCTTGCTTTTGAAGAACCGCCGTATTCTACTTTATTAAACGAAATATTACCAAATAAAAACGGGTATCTTCTTCCAAACGGGGAATTTATAATGGGCGATAAAGTAACAAGTAAAATAAGAGATGAATACACACCACTTCGCCAAACCATAGTTCTTTTAATCTGTGCAATGAATAACGAAATTTAACCCCAAAGGAGGAACACATGATCACAAACTCACATACTCCTCGCCTCTCTTAACCTTCTCAAATAACTGCTGCCAGGCATAATCGAAAGTCTTTTGTAAATGCGGGTAATCTTTTAAAGTTGCCCATTTGCCGCCCCAAGTCCATCCGGCAGCCTCGAAAATCTTGACCACCTCCAACCAATCAGCAACCCCGTCTTTATCATTATCTCTTTTAATATCCCATGAGAGGTCATTATAAGTACCGTTTCCGTCCGTATCTGTTAGGATGGCAAAATCTATTGCTAACCCGTAATTGTGGAAGGATGAGCCTCCCTTTGCGTTTGTGACGATCTTACCGGGTTTTGTCCGGCCTTGTGCATAAAGTGCATCCTGTTCGGCAATAGTTCTTAGCCCCTGAACGATTCTAATGGCCATAGAAGCCGGGAAACCTGATTCGGCCTGTTCTATTAGCTTTTTAACTTCAGCCCTTACAGCCGGATGTAATAAGGCTACACGGGCTTCTGATACCTTATCTCTCATCTTTTTACAGTTGAACCGTTAGATTTAGAATTTGGTTTTATCCAGTTTGGGTCGATGAAACACTTTGTCCTTGTTTTCTTCTTATAAGTAATTCCGCTTTTTACAGCAGTTATAATTATGATATTCGTCCAACGTTTTTTAATTAGTTCTATTCCCTGAGTTTGACGGGTATAAACTATTTTAGTTTTTTTGGAAAGGATCAACTTGTCGTTATCCTTGATTTTGTTAAGTGTTGTTTGTATCATTTGGTTTAAGCATTAAATAAGCAATTATAGCCCCTAACATTGTATCAATTAAATGTCCTAAAATATTAACCGATTCAGGCTTTGCTGATCCGTAATAAATCCAAGATGAAATAATAGCTACCATTATAGCACAAATAGTAAGGGCAAACATTAAGACTATTATTTTACGGGCATCTTTCATAATAAAAATTTAGCGAGGCAACCGCCACCCGGAAGATTTAAATGTTAACCCCGCTAAACGATTTTAGGTTTTCCGAATATTTTTATAGCAATCGTTCCAACAAATCCACCGATTAAAAGAGCTATCCACCACCAACGGATATTTGCTGTCTTTCTCCATGTAGCTAAAGATGCTTTTAGGTTATTGTTTTCCTGTAATATCAGCCCTGCGTTTTTCTGGCATTCAAATAAAGCTAACTGCAATCGTTCCTGTTCAGCTCTGTTCTCCCTGTAAATGATTGAATCTCTCTTAATGTAAATCTTTTGAGTTTTTACAATCGTTCTTATTAATGTCGTGTCATGGTTTAATAAAATCGTATCGTAAACTAAAGAATCCATTGTAGCTATCTCAATTAAAGTATCTGTCTTGATAATAACCGAATCCGGTTTATCAGGAAATTGTTCAGCGCAATAACCCGCAGAAAATTCAGGATGTTTAAAAAGATAAAGCTGAGTTTTGGACAACGCTTTCTTTTCTGTGTTACAGCCAAAGATTGCAACCGCTAAAAGAAAAATCAGTATAGCGTATAATATAAATTTTGGCGGTTTCCTTTTCATTTAGTCACAACTTTTGCTTCAGCCGTTCCATCTTTTACAGCTTCGATAGAACTTTCACTTGGATTTTTAATTACGATCTCAGGCGGGGCTATGAAATTTTTAATCAAGTAACCAATAAAACCCAAAGCTGCTGTCATTCCTATTGTCTTCCAATCAAAATCTAACTTACCGGCTTCTAAAGAAGTGTAGATTGTAGTTAGCGCAGGAAGTATTACAGCCATTTTCAAGCCCTTCCAAATGTCTTGCCAATTAAGAGAAAACCTTTTTGAAGTTGTTACTGTTGTTGCCATGATTTAATTTTTAGTTATTGAATAGGTGGAGACATCAACATTTCTATCTCCTGTTTATAATCCTTTTTATTAATCACCATCCAGTTTCCAAACAAAGCACAGACCTTTATTAAATACTTCCCAGGTTCTACATCATTGAAAAAATACTGACCCTGATAGTAATTAGCCTCTTTAGCATTTAATAAATTTAAGTCTTTTTGCTGACAACTTTCATACCCCTTAAAAGCCTTTTTAGCGTCTTTGGTGTACTTCATTATCCAAACACTTACACCCTGTTCAGAAATGTCACCATCACCACGTAATTTCTTATTTAAGGTAACAATTAAACTTTTATCGTTTGGTTTTAATTCGTTAGGCACTTGGTCGATATAATCAGGCATCGGCTTTATCTTACCGTACTTAATTAAACTATCTGCTTCAATACGTTTCCTAAGCCTTACGTTTTCTTTTTTAAGAGCAGAAAGTTCAGTAATTAAATCGCTTATTTGCTTATCTCTATTATCTGGGTATTCGTTAAACTTAAAAGCTAGTGGTTCACTCTCTCCTGCTCTTTGAGCAAGTTCTTTGTTCTCTTTTTGTAACTGATTAATTTTAGACTGAGCTTTGATAGCATAATCAGAAACATTTGAAAGGTCATCTGTCCACTCTTGCAGACTGTCAACTATTAACGAAATAGAATCAGTTAAAGGTTTATTACTTATAGGTATTGGATTTGCTTTTTCAGAACTACTATTGCAGGAAGCAAAAACAAACAATATGTAGATTAAATTTCTCATTCTTTTACGATACCAAGTTTTCTAAGTGTATTCATCTCTCCTTTAAGTTCTTTGAATGCTCCGGTTAAATCAACAATTTGCCCTCTTAATTGTTCCACCTGAACCTGAACGACATATTTTTCAGTAGCACAATCTTTATTTGCTTTCCTTAGATCATCCTGAACACTAGAATTTGTTTTTTGATTAATAGTAAACATAACAGAAATGCCAATTACTAGCAACGTCATAATTGCAGCAGTCGGATTGTCTTTAAACGCCTTAAATAGTGCATCAAATTTTGTTCCCATTATATTGGGGTTACCGGATTTGAAAAATTTCCAAGATTACTATTTACAACCGCAGCAACTTTATAAGTCGTTCCGGCAACGGGATAATGATCAGTAAAACTTGTTCCGGTAATAATTGCGATAGCTTTTTCGCCCAATGCTTCCCTGTCACTTCTGGAAACCCAATAAGTTGTTGCAAATGGAACGCTGTACCATTGTAGAAGTACCCCATCTGATTTAATGGTAGCTATAAGCCCTTCTGGGGCAGGTATGTTGTTTGTAGGAGTGCCATGTGTCGGTTTCGGATTGTGAATTGCTTTTGCCATATATTAAATTTTAATTTTTTACCAATCGTCTTTACCGTTTTTAACTATGTTTGTTCGCTTTGCGTCTAGTGAATTATCAATAACAACACAAGTTGAGTTTAAAGGTGTGTAGCCTTTTATGACATTCTTTATGTTATTTGTGAATCCCGCCGTCTCTCCTTCTTGTGCAGACCTGAAGTTTGAATACCACAAAATTGCAATTGCTCCAGGTATGCTATCAATAGTAATACTTGTAGAATTGACCTTATTTGAAATTGCATTTACTGTTACTTGCATTTTCTTAAAGAATTTCTTTTCGGCTGAATCTCTTGGCGTCCATCCTCCTTTTATATAACTTAACTCTTCATAGGTAAACACTCTAAAGCGAGCATACACAGTATCAAGTCTTGTGTTCACTTGAGATTTTGCGCTAAAAGAAATCAAGAGGAGTAATGCTAATATTGTTTTCATTGTTTTGGTTTTTTTGGTACTTCAACCATTTTAATTTGTTGTAGCCATGCCAGCAATACACTTATTTCATCTCTTGTCACCGATCCGGGAGTATTGATTGCTTTATATAACAATTGGAAGTCTGGAATATTGCCACCAAGTATATACGCTGTGTCAACCGGGACTTTTATTTTCTTAGCTGTTGTATCCTTGCTTGTCTGCCCGTTTACTATACTTGAAAAAATGATTGCTGCGATAATTAATATATATTTCATAATTTTTTAGTTTGCTAATCTGTATCTGAACCAACTACCTATAAGTACCGTACTTGTACCACTTGTAACTTTTAAATGCTGAATTGAAATATTTGCCGTTCCTGATCCTCTTGTTGTAACAAAGCCGTGTATATACATTATACCCGATTGCCCCGATGTTAATAATCTAGCAGAAATTGCAGTTGTAGCAACTATGTTTTCATTTGTTAGTGTAGTTCCTGTTGTGTTTCCTGTTAATATAGCCATAACCACAGCAGCACCACCGCTACCTCCTGCGCCAATTGCGTACTGTACACCTGTTGTAACTGCTGAGGTAGTTACATTTAAAAAAGCCTCTACTTCATACAATGTAGAATTTGTAAGAGTGCCTGATGTAAGCCCTGTAATATCCACAAGAGACTGCCCTGTTGTAGTTGCGTTACTTCCGCTTACTACAAATGAAGTCCAGTTAGTTCGTGTGTTATTTGCTGTCCAATTTGTGCCATCGCTCATTAAAAAGTTCCCTGCTGTGCTAGGGACGGCTATTGTCTCTGTACTCCAAATTGGCGAAGCAGACGATTGAGATAAAAGTATTTTCCTTGCTGTCGCATTACTCGCATCCAATTTTGCAAGAGTAGCAGCATTAGCAGCAAGCATACCTGTAGTCACTTTTAAAGCTCCAATTGTAGTTGCATTTCCAGAACTTGTTACATCTCCAGTTAGATTGGCGTTAGTAGTCACGTTTCCCGCCGTAAGACCGGAAGCTGTGCCTGTAGCATTAGTAGCCACAAGTGTAGATGGCGTTCCTAAATTCGGCGTGACAAGTGTTGGCGATGTAGAATAAACAATACTACCTGACCCTGTTCCTGCACTTCTTAGCTGTGCTGAACTTGACACTGAAACAAAACAAAATATTATCAGTATTATTCTATTCATAGTATTAATTATTAGGTAAGAATTTTACAAGATTTATTTTTTGGATAATATCATCATTGCTCGTTGCTTCTCCTGTTGCTTTTAATGTAATAGCTCCGCTCAATGTTTCTCCCGCCGTTACATAATCAGCATAGTCTGGAAATAATGTTGCGTTGCTTGTTACGCTGTAAGTAATTCGTTGTGTCGCTGCACCTGTTCTTATGATCTGCCCTGTTATTGTTATTACCCCGTCATTCTGCGCTTGTGCGCCACTTGCATAAATTGTAGTTGCTCCGAATTTTACTTTTACTTGCTTAGTATTTGCGTTAGCCGCCAAGTCAAAAGACATTGTAAATTCTATGTAATCACCATTAGCAGCAAGTAATCCAGCAGGGACTGAATAAGTCATAAGATCATCTTCGCCTGCACCAACGTTGCCAACATCAGTAGTATTAACTGTAATCGAACCGCCAAGTTTATAAGTACTGCTTCCTTGTGATGCCGTAACTGTTTTTGAAAAAGTAGCCTCCCCTGATGCGGCTATTGTTGCTCTTACAAGTTTGTTGGTAATAAAATTTAAGGCATTGTTTGTTTCCATTCCAATACCACCACCGTCTATAAAACCAGTATATACCCCAAATAAATTACCTGTTACAGCTACTAAACTATGGTCATACCCGCTACCGCTTGAAACAAGAAGCCTTGCATTGCCTCCTCCATAAATTTGAGTTGTATTATCAAAGGCATCAGGGTCATAAATTGAAGCCGTTGCATCGCTTGTAAATAAGGCCTCCCCGTTAGCGAATAGTTCTATTTTTCTTGCCGATGCCGTACCAATTATTTCACTTGTAAACCTTGAGGCTCCTGCTGCTGTAATGATTGCCAAATCGCCTGTTCCTGAACTTGATGATATATTTAAAAGGTTTGCCGCTTGAGAAGAAATGCCTTTTATTTCTAACCCTACATCAGTAGTGTTCTGTGTTGTTATTTTTACATTTGTTCCGCTTGCAGCATAATCAACGGCTGCAAAATCATCAACTGTTGTCCCTGCGCCTGGATAGTAAGTTGCTTTACCGCTTGCGCCTGTGTTTACTGTTCCGCTGCCACCTATCAAAGCTCCCAAACTATCAATCACTTTCTTTGTTCTTACCCATGATGTGACACCGATACTTGTAGTATCAACAATCACACTACCTGTTGATGTTATAGTTGTAAAGTTTGTTCCGAAGCCTGCGGATACTGAGGTAACTGTACCCGAACCACCGCCGCCTGCACGAACATCGGATAGTGTCGCAAGAGTGTCATTTGCGTTTCCGGTCTCACGTAATTGATAATTATGAAATCCAGAAATATTGTCGGCTTTTATTGTGCCTGTATATGTTGCTGTATTCCCAAGCGTTAAAAAACCGTTATCTGAAAATTTTCCTATCTCAGCACGAACGGAACCGCCTCCGATACTAGAAACAACATCGAATCCGACATCGTTGTCAGTTAAAAGCGCATTAGTTGAAGTGTTTCCTGCCGTTGTTACCTGTTGAAGTGTTGGAGTGCTGCCACCCGCAAAACTATTCCTATCCATCATTCTTACTTTCTTAGTAGTTGCATCCCAAGTAAGAACCGAATCATTTGAATTTCCTTGCCTGAAATCTTTAAGCATCAAATGCCCCTCAACTTTCAAAACCGCATCACCACCTTGCTTATATACTTTTATGGTATCGCCTCTTAGTAAAACAGTAGATTGAGAAAAGGAATTTAAAGAATAAAGAAATACTATTAAGATTAATATCTTTTTCATAATAAAAAAAAGGGTGAGAAAACCCACCCGTATTTTAAGCCGCAGTTACTAAAAGACATTGGTCAAAAATACCCGCAGGTGTGTCAACAGGACAAGGCAAGTCAGCCTGAGCGAACTTTACCTCAACATCCCAAACAACCTCTGAAGCCAAATCTTCTGTTACCGGATTCTTAGGAACCACGTTCACGGTATTGTCCGAAATGTGAATCTGTGTTTCTGTTCTGTAAGCAACTTTGTAATTTCTTGCATTCTTAATACCGTTATAGAAATCGCAGTTCTCACGGTAGTTAGGGTCTTTGAAAAGCAAAGAGAAATTATACCCCGTTACTTTCGTAGCTTGATCTCCGTAACCCGGCCCTTCAACAGGCGCACCGCCATCAAATGAACCAAGAACTTCGGGGATAACAATTATATCTCTTGCGTTAATCCCCGTTGCCCACTCTGTTGGACTTGTAGGGTCTGAGAAATTAAAAGATGATTTTATAAAAGCTACCGATCTTACCCGACCATGCTCAGGAACTGCACAAGGATCACAAATATGATCCGGAACTGTTGAATCGCAGCCTTCTGGATAATAAATAGACATATATTAAATTTGAAAATTAACAACAATTAAAGCAGCCTTTTTTAAAGCGGCTTTCGATAGTGTAGCTTATGTTTATTAAGCTCTGTTCAGGCTTTAAAGAGTATTTAATTCCTTTGTACTCTGAATTAAAAACCTGCATTGTATTCAAGATAGCTGATAGAACGCTAGTACGAATATAAGTAAATTTTGAATTTTCTTGTTTAGGTGATTCAGGTAAGACTGCCTGAATAAAAGCAAACATTTCATCCGGTTTCACTTTTTGGCTTTTAAAATAAACAACCAAGTTAATTTGGTAACGGTTTATCATTTCTCCAAAACTGTCACCGTAACCTGTTTGTGCTTGCGTAGTTTGAACCGAGTTTACCTTGTGGTAAAGTATGACTTCTTTTCTGTCATCAAATCCCGCCCATGCACCTTGATTGTTAGGGAAGAAAACCGGGAAAGATTGTTCTCCCTTGACAGTAGTTTCAGATATTCCAAATAAAGACAAAGCCCCAAATCCATTTTTTATGAATGAGTTTTTAAGGTCTTCGTTTATTATCTCAATTATGTCTTTAAGTCCTTCCAATTATTTCTGTTGATAATTCGTTTAATCTTTCAAAAGCATAAGTCTCTTCATCTTTGGTCATGTCACCGATCTTCTTACCAAAATGTTCTTCAGCGTATTGAATCTTTTTTAACCCCGTCACTCCTTTAGTAGCTGCATCGTCAGTAAACCCAACACCATAACCACGATCCGTTGCAAATGCACCCCAACTATTAAATAACTTTCGAGTAAACACCAATATCACATCTGTTTCGCTTTTGGAATGGTTTTGCTGTCTTTCTCGTATAGCCAAATACGAAGTTTTGTACTGGCCTATTTTACCGCCATCACTTGCAAGCCCGTTTATGTGTATTCGCTCGTTCATTAATTGAACCAATTCAACACAAACCGGACGTAAAAGACTTTCCTTATCGCTCAACTCTTCCTTGATCCTTTGAAGGTCTTTCTCAAATCCACTTGTATCTATGTTTACGGTAGCCATTGAACTGATTTAACCAAAGGGCTGCACTCAATACAACAATCATCCATAGCATCAAGTTCTATTCCTAAAACCGCCTCTTCTAACTGAATTTCGTACTGAACCTGATAGTAATCTTTTAGCTCATTATATTTTTGAACGTCTGCGGTTGTGTATTTATTTAACCTGTCAGCGTTTAACAAGTGAATGAGTAATTGATTTCCCAAAAGGTAAAGCCATGCACTTGTAAAGATTGACTTCTGATTGCACACTATTTGAGAGTAATCACATCCTGCACTTGCCAAAATACCCACCCCATGAGCATTATTTGAAGCCGTAACTGTTGCTCCTGACTTCGTAGCACCTGCAATAGACGGGTTACAAGTATCACAAAAAACTGCACTTATAGTTTGACAAAAACAAGAACTAATATTACTTGTTATTTCCATTGCCACCCCGTCAATACTCGTAAAATCGAACCCAACAAAAAGACGGCTTGAAGTAAATGTCCTATCTACTACATAAGAGTTTAAACCGATCACAACCGTAACGTCTTTTGTGTAAAGTTCTACTCCTTGCCTGTTGAATATTTTTAAAGTAGAATTTCCCGCAGTTTCAGAATATAAATAAACCGACGAAATTAAGAAAGCCTGAAAAGTAAAATATTGATAATCGAAACTAAGTAAAAGACCCCTGTAGTTTGCTGAAGCGGGTTCGCTTGTACTTGCTTCAGGTATAAACTCAATGGTTTCTTTTACCCTTTTAACATTGTAGTTTTTTCTCAACTGAACCATGATGTCAGTCTGAAACCTTCTTGCAGATATTTTATTTACATCTGACCAAACACCCTTATGTGTAATTTCTTCACCGTCTGCAATAGCATTTATGATCTCAGTATTTAAACCGGGAAGATTATTTATGTAAAGCCCGGATTCAGGAGGAGTGCCACAATCAAGGATGCCAATATAGTTAATTAAACATTCCATAATTAAAATAAGGGATGTCGCATTTCACGACACCCCTGTATATTATCGAAGGTTAGTAACCTGTTCCGTAAGAACTTTCATTTCCAACACAATCTTCACAATTATTAGAAATCTCATAAAGAAGTGTTCCGTTTGTCTGATAAAGTTCATCACCCGCAGCATACTCATTCGTACTTGCTGGTTGAACCCAAAGAGCAAACTCTTTTGAAAGTATAACTTGCCATCCACGATTAACCGTCGTAGGAACTCCGTTCACATCAACCACCGTAGGACAATCAATGTATTTCATTTGAATATCCAAACGAAGGTCTCTTAAACATTGAAGCTGATCCACACAACCCGTAAACTCGTTAACAGGGAAAGGCGCAGTAAAGAAAATAGAACCGCCTTTTTCACCCGCAAAAGCACCCAAATATTTATTCCATGAAAGGAACTTAACAGAACCTGGAGCAAAAACACCAACGGAATCAGTTCCCCAAATGTTCTGAGTGTCCTTATCGAACCAAAACGAAGGAATCGGAAGTCTTGAAGCGTCAATACCTGACTGAGAAAGACCTTGAGCCATTCTGATCATGTCGTAAGAAGCCATTAAACCGCCTCCTACCATACAAGGATCATCGCAAATCTCATTGTCTCTGAGGTCATTCATCATTTCGATAATACCATCAGTCAAATTAATTGTCGCACCATTACGAGCAATATTGATCGCTTTTGCAAAAGAAGAATTAGTTGTTACATTCTTTCCGAATTGAGTTGACATTTCTGTAACTAATTCTTGGTTGATCGCTTTGTAAAGGATGTTTGCGTGTTCAATAAAAAGTGAATAATGTTCTTGCATCATAGCAGTAGCAGGAAGCCCTACCATAACCGTACGAGAAGCTTCATCGCAATACTTCTGAATTTCAGAATCAGACAGATAAAAAGTTGTCTGTTTGTGATTAAGGTTTGGAAGTGTCCATTCCGCTTTCGCAGGAATCCGGTTAATATCGCAATCATCCGTGTCCTGAACGTGAGCGAGAGTAGGACGTTGACGATAAGCGACTGTCAATGTTTTTCTGTGTGAATTACCACCGAAACCGTCATTGATCGGGTTAACGGTTGAATTTTGACAACAAAAAAGCATTTTTAAAAATCCTGCAACATGAATTTTGCCTATCGCTGAGTTGCCGTTTGCAACTTCGGTAACCTGACGTAGTAACGCCGGGCAGTAACCTGTAGCCATATAAAAAATAGATTAGTAAGTTAGATCATCTTAGTAGGTTCGGCTTCCAGTCCTTTAAGACTTTCTTCCATTAATGAACCTATGTTGATTTTTGACTTCCCGTTACTTTGTACAGTAGTCGGTTGTCCATTGTTTGCGGGAGAGCCGCCAGTTTGTTCGCTGTTAGGCGCAGATTGTTTTAGGATTTTGTTTTTCGCTAATGTCTTATTGATGAAATCATCAACAGTTAATTGGCGATTGTTTTCGTCGAAGTAGTTTGAACCGTCCTTTTTTTGCAGTTTCAAACTACCGTTTTCATCAAGGATAAAGGATGCGTTGCTATCTTGAAGTTCTTTTTCTAAAATATTTCTTATTGAAATCGCCCTCACATCTGAAGGCAATTCATCGTAGATCGTTTTAACTGAACCTGTTTTATTGTTTAAATTAAGTTCAGTTTTAAAGGTATTCATTTCACCTTTTGCCTTATCGTTGTCGGCTTTTCTTCCTTCTTTCTCAACTCTTAATTTCTCATTAAGGTCGTTTATTTGCTGATTTAAAGAATCAACTTCAGGGGCTTTCTTTGTTGACTTACTTGCATTTTCAATGACCTCTTTTAACTTAGTTCCCAAAAGAGCAATTCTTTTTGTAGAACTCCTTTCCTTTGAAACTTCGTCAATAACACTTTTATCCAAACCCGATGCTGCGTAAAAATCATCCAATGACCTGTCAACGTTTGCCATGATCTCAGCAAAGTAATGAGTCTTTATTTCAGGATGGTTATTTTTTGCATCGACAACAGAAAGTAAACTTTTGTTTATTGCACTCTCCAAGTCCTTAGATAACTCAACATTATCCAAAGCCTGATTAGAAAGTATTTCAGTTAAGCCAGCGTCTTTAGGATCAATTCCGGCTTTTTCTGCTAAAGAGAATAAAAACGAATGAAGTTTTACTTTTGCCATTTATCTGGGTTTAGGTCTTGGACGTGATGGTTTAGGTCTGCCACAACACATAACTAA